TAGGGGCTGGGCTTTCTTCGCGTACCACCTTTACGCCGGGATAATGCTCCTCAAACCACTCTTCAGCACCCGGGTGTTGGCCGTGTAATATAACTGTGCGATCATCTAGATCACCGATACCTGCGTCGTCATAGGATGCCGTCACACTACTGCGTGCTTCATAAGCTTCTTTCGCCACCTGTACCCACTTATCAATTGATACGTCTTGCTCTACCAGGTGTACAACTCTAGCATACTGAGTGCGTGGTTCGCCCCTATTCATTTCATTATCCACCACCACAGGTCTGGATCTACACAATAGTCCTGCTTCTGCTTCTCTTCGTCTGGTGAGAGCTGCGAGTTGCTTACCTCCAGCGTGATCGTAGAGTCTAAGCATGTCCGCAGCACGTTGAAACTCGCCCGAATTACACGCGATAGTAATTTTACTAATCCCACCCACACCAAGATTATAGGCCGCCGATAGTAAACCGGTGGTCTGACTTGGGGTTGGCTCAAAGGTAAGTTTTCTGGCGAGCTTGTCTGCGTATGCTTCAACCACCTCTTGTAATCTCTTAGCCGCTTCCGCCTCTGTAACTGTTTCGCCTTCGTATCCCACTGTTCCGTATCCAACGGACCAACGTGATACGTCATAATAGGCGGTAGCTGAGAATCCTTCCCAGCTTTTGATGAAGTTAATCGTCGCATCTTTTATATCTAAAGACATCCTCTTTTCTTTTTGCCCTTCTTCTTATAGCTACTCTGGGTACCCTCGCAACCACAACCACCGAAAAGGCAAGAGCAGTTGCACTTGCGTTTATTAGCTTGGTTCATTTGGGTACACCACATCATCTGCGTTTGCATAGTCTTCTGGAATATCCCTTAACTCTTTACGGTAATCAACCCAATCGGTTCTGCCAACTTCATGAATGGGATAATCTGAAAGCATAACCCTATCACTATCTCTTAACATAGCATCACGCTTGTTACGTACATCCTGCCAGTCGAAGTCATCTTTAGCCTGTACTAATCCTGATTCCAAACTAGCTTTAGTCGGCTTACTATACTGGTCATCATGTATAACAATATTACTATATACCTTATCTTTACTATCTGACCAGCCGAACCATTGCCCCTTGTGGAGCTTTACTAATACATCCTCGATGTGGTCTGGTCTGCCTGTTAGGTCATCCATTATGTGTCTCCTAATCTAATAAATGTCATGTTGGTATAGTTATAGCCTGTGTCGCCTTTACAGGTTGCGGAATCATCCTCGGTCTTGACATGGAATCTAACCTTGCAATTACTTGTGCTTGTCACATCAAAAACAAACTCGGAGGATGGATTACCAAATTGAGGACCAGAGGCATTGATACCGCTTCTGGCATAGGTGGCTACATTATAGGTGCTGTTATCTGTTGTTATATATATTTGTGAATCGGTATAGGTTGAACTGCCTGTATAATTATATAGTGCATCAAATTTAACAAGCCAAAAACCAGTCGATGGAAATGTAAAGATGCCACTACTTTCGGTCATGCTGCTTCCTAATATACCAAACCCTGCAGGTGCGTCCACTTCTTCCAAGTTACTTGCTATTGGAGCTTGGTCACCATCGAAGTTAGTAGTCAATCGCCACTGGCTTGCCGCAGTAATACCACCACCCCCTGCTGCCTCAAATGCTGGGGGTGCTCCTGCTCCTGCGGAAGTAAGGACTTGCCCGTCATTACCTGTGGCAATCGCTACTGGGTCACCACTGGCATCATACGAAATGATATTGCCGTCTGTTCCCCCTGCCATCATCGCTAGGGTTATAGAATCGTTTGCTATACTGGTTGTGGGGGTGGCAGTATACCAATTAGTGGCATCAACTGCTATGTATCTACGGGAACTGCCTGCAACAATCTGATTAGCATCTACTGCGTTAGCTGATCCCCCATCTATTGCGTCCGACGTTGCAGGCCATACCTTAATAGTCTGAGCCGAATCGTCGTTGATAATTAATATCTGGAGACCCGCTACAGCAGTGGGTAATTTCACTCCATCACCGTTGGTACCCACCACGGTAACACGGTTTATGTTTTTGGTTAGCGCAGCTGCACCGGCTTGAGATTGCGTTGAGCCAGCAGTGATACTATTCGTGACACCCAGTAACCAGGTGTTCAAGGATGTATTTACATCTGTAAACGCACCAGCAGGATCTGTACCTAGTTCTGTCTGCGTGGCGATAATTTCATCTTTGATTTGATTGGCCCAATTTGCAGTAGGTACAAAGTACACGGTTGTCCCATTCGCATGTTCTGCCGCAGCACCTCCGCCAGCCGCATTGGAAGGTCGAGTGCATCCCGTCAAGGTTGCGCCTGACACACCAGTGAAATGAATCAGTTCACTATCTATAAGGCAGTAGCCCGGCGCATTGACATTACCTGCACCCGTGGAAATGGTGCCCGTGGTCGTGATGACAGTCGCACCAATGAGACAAGTTGCGCCAAGCGTAAGGCTCAGTTGGTTTGAGTGGTCGCCCAGCAAACTCGTACTGTTTGCGAGTGCTGCTGGATAATTTGCAGATGTAGTTTCAGCCATATGTCTCTCCTAAATAATATTCGCCCATGCTCCATTTTCATAGGCTTGTAATTTATTTGTGCTACTATTATAGACCACCATGCCATTGCTTGCAGAGATAGCATCTCGCCCATCAGCATCTAGTGATGGCATTTGCACGTAATCACCAGTTAATTGTGTTTTATCAGCCCCAGCACCTATCCGTAAGCCATTCTGTTTGTCCCAGCTAAGGAAATCCCCAAGTTCACCAAGCCCGATACCAATATCATCAGTTGCCGAGTAGTCCAGAAACCCGGTAAGTTTTCCAAAGCGACCATAAGCCGTGTAGTCAGTCGCATTTGGTCCCTCTCGTCTCACAATCGAGATGTATGGACCTTGCGAAGACGTACCTTCGAGCTGTACCCAGCCACCAAAAGCACTGAATCCAGTACCACCAAAGGACATGGTGCTCTGCCCGAACTGACAGAGTTTACCGTCCGTGAAAGGTGTCTCCGCATTATCAAATAAGCCACCGAAATTAACACCTGCGGTGCCCCATGCTGCGGTACCCCAACCATAAAGGTCGTTTAGTCCGCCAAAAACCTTGAACGTACTTGCCACCCCCGTCCACTCTGTACCACTCTCATTCTCACCCCACATAGCAGCTCTCGATTCAACAGTTGCACGTCCACGTGTGATTACGCCTTCCCCTGATTCGTATGCGAATTTCCCGGTACTTTCAAGGTCTCGTACTACAGTGTACCGGTAGCCACCAGAGATTGCAGTGCCAGAATTTGTTACCCGCATCCACTCTTTTCTGGAGGCCTCTGGAGCCATGTATATCATCCCGTTCCGCTTCAGAACATTAGAAGCCACATCTATCGTGACGTGACTCGTATCTACATTTGCTATCAGTACATCCGAGGCATCGTTCACAATGAATGTGCCAGAGGTAGAGGTCTGTACACTGGTTTCCGTGACGTGACTTTTTAGTAGCCCCCGCACAGTGGCATTTTGGAACTCGGCATGGCCATTCGATGCGTTAAGCGCAAAACCTGACACCCCTTCCGAGAAATTACTGCTCTTAACTACCTTGTTACCACCATCAATAATAATGTTTGGGGCATCAGAGCCAACCGTAATCTTCTCGTTGTCAGCATCTAGGACTACACCCGTGGCGGTTAGTGTGTCTCCGCTAACTGTCCAGCCCCCTATGACACCTGACGTGGCGGTTATCAGGCCACGGGCATCTACCTGCGCAAACTCAGCAGTACCATCAGCATCGATCTTAAAGCCCGCACTACCCGTAGAAAAGTTTGTGGACTGGATGTATTCATCCGCACTCAAGTTACCTGCCCTAATCTTCTCCACCGTCACGTTTTGAATATTCGTATTACCTATCTGAAGGTGAGGATGGGCCTGCACAGTACTTACCAGGCCCTCTAGCTGAGAAATTCGGTCCTCATCAGCCGTGTGACGGACCTCAAGAGCTTCAATTAAATCTCGCAACTCTTGTGCTACAGTCATGGTGAGGTCTCCGTCTGGGCCCATTTCTGGGTCATAAAGGAATCCACCAGTACTAGGAGCGACATCAATATGCCTACGTAACCACTCATCGAATTGCCATTGGTCGTAGACAGTATCATCATATACATCAAGTACATGATAGCCCATATTTGCCAGGATATCACGTTGAAAATCATCCCTTTTTTCCGCTTGAAATCCTGTGTGCCACTTACGGCCTTGGATACGAACAATAAGTGCCCGTGTTTGGAGTATAAAGTCCGCCACCATACCGCCCAGGAATAACCGACCACCCTGTAAACTGGATTGGAAACTAAAGTCCACCCCTTCACGCATGCCTCGGTCCAGCAATGCTTTATAGAAGATACGCTCTGGTAAAGTTCCAGCAACTCTCGCGTCAGATATTGCTCGTTCTTCCAGTGGGTCTTCAAACCCAACCAACATACGAAGCGGGCCACGCCTATGGATAACAAGATTTTTGTCCCCAATTTTCGGTGGATAAACAAGCCTCCGAGCACGCAACTGTAATGGACGGAAGACTGGCTGCTTAGTTTTGAGTACCCAACGGGTAGCTGACTTAGAACCTTGAGCACGCCCTGTTTTACTGCCCGGTGTAAATATAGATCTACTCGGCATATCATGTTTCCACCAAACTTACTCGTACTCTATGCTCAACATCAGGTAATTCCGGATTACTATCCGCTCGAGACCTCGCGGCTTCAGTAAGAGAAGCTAAGTACACCTTTTTAGATTCCCCTAATAAATTTACAAATGCCACCGGAGCAGTAGATGCTCTAACAGTTTCAAGGTCAGTCATTATTTGTGCTGCTGTCCTATCGTCTACACCACCACCATACTCACTACCGGAAGCGGCAATAATATCAAACACGTAGCCATAAGCTGTGTCTGGTCGCATCATGTACTTCAAGCTATAACTCTTTAGTACTGGTGATGATGTTGCCTGTGCATTAAATGCAAACCTAAATTGTATGTTCTTGAATTCTTTTGTATCAGATAGGGTTAGGGTTTGTGTTGGCGATGAGTTTATAACCCCGTCACTAGATAAATCATCGGAAGTAAAAGTCGCACCATCCAGAGAATATGTTACTGTAATCGTTCTGTTTGAATCACAATTATCAGTCTCAAATGTTATAGACCGTAAACTCTTCTCCACCTTCCTAAACCCCATATCATGGATACTGGAGAACCAGAAGTGACTACCAGATGTGGTAAAAGATTCTTTAGGAAACTCACTCTTATCCCGTAATGCTATATAACTTGTTGCATCACTAGATGTATCTGTGTGATACCAAATATAATCATTAGCAGGATCTAATGCTAACATAGTAATGCGATTGTCAGAAGCTGCAGATGTAATAGGATCTAACATTCTATGCCAACCCATACCATCATAGGCTAAAATACTTTCTGTGGCGAGATCATCAGCCTGGTCTGTCCGTGCTGTGCAATACATATATGCACCACGCGATATAAAGTTATCATATTCCCCATACTGTATGAAAGGAAATGTATCATCAATACGTTGAGGAGTTACATCTACTATTGTAGATCCGGTCCATCTATAGATACGGTGTCTGATAGGGAAATACAAAGCTCCCTGGAATACTACCATTGACCTAAAATTATCAGCATGAGTTTCAGCACTAAAGTTTAGCACCTGCCTCGCCGTAAATTCTCCATCTTGATTGACTACCCACAATCCATCAGCACGGGCTACATATAACGCATTAGAAAATGAGATCATGTTTCTTATAGCAAGACCGCCCGGACCCACTACTATTACATTAGTATCACTTTTACCATCCCCCTCTAAGTCAGATAGATCAAGCTCTTCACCATAATGTACAAAGCTATTTCCATCTTCAGCGAACCACATATAGCCACCATGTGTAGTAGCAATTTTCATATCCGTAGGTGGATTACTGTCTATACCAGCATTCTCCCAGGACCCACCGGTGGCTTTTCTCTGCACACGAGCCCCATCCTTGAGATTAAAGATATGTCCACTACCTACTACCAGAGAATTAGATGCACCTGAAGCATCTTCACTCCACGAGCCACTGCTGTATTTTCTTACTGCTGCTCCCCAGGTGTAGAAATCACTACCGAATGTTACGCCACCATTCTTAATCGCATTATCAGTTTCGGAAGATACCCCTTTTGTAGAGCGCATGATAAGACCTGGATGCCTAGTATCTATTTCGCCTTCAGTTCTTTGGTAGCCTGCCGCATCAGTATAGCGATAGAACCCAAACCCATGCCTAAAATCCTCCTGGGTTAGAGTCTGATATAGTCCTAGCTCTGAATATGAAATTGATGCGCCTGTTGCTGTGGAAGCACGAGGACTGAAGTCTACAATATCCCTGCGCTGATAAGATGTTACATCTATTCTATAAGGCTTGCTGTTTATTAAGACATCACCTTCAATACCAACTGTTGCCATAATTACCCGCTACTCGAAAAAGGATAATCCGAAGGTAGCTGATCCCCCACCGTATCTTTCTCCATCCAGAGAGTACCTTTTGGCATGCGCCATTTATTTTGTAGTTTGTACGCCTCTGACCGGGACTCCCAGAATTGATGTAAGTATCGGTGCCTATCCTGGTCAGACCTACTATCAGCAACTTTCATTCCGTGCAATAGGGCCATAGCTTTTGCTATTACAAATCCAGAAGGTATTATAGTTGTGCCAGATTCGGCACTAAGAGCGGCTGGCTTTGCAATGTACTGAATACGAAAAGCCATACCTTGAAACCGGGTATAGCGTGATGTTAAGTACATCTTAGTGGGCCAATACGCCTGGTCAAAACGTAAAGAGGGGATTCTACGCCATGTATATTGTTCGGTTGGTGTATCTTTGATAACGTATTTACTATCTGTAGATGGTGATGTAGTACCAGTACCGGACCATGCCGCTACTGTAAGTGTAGTTCCTGCAGTAGTATCTGTAATAGTGGCGAACTGCCCTTTGCCTGTTCCATCATAAATAGCCACCGTCATATTGTTGAAGGCATCATTGGTCCAAGATTGAGTACTATCTACTAGTGTAATAGAGGAGCCACTACTAGCTGTGCCTCTTGATTTATCACTTACTTCTTCTATCCACACCTTGGTTACATAATAAGGTGCTATACCTGTGGGTAAATCGTAGGCCATTGTGTCTTCTAAATGCACTACTGTTTCATCCATCACTGTATCAAAGAACTCTGGGAAACCATCGTCAATAGCATCATTGATGGCATCATGTATCTGTAACGCATTCCAGGGTGAATGGATCTCGTATTCGTCTGTATTTGCAATAGCGGCACTGAACGGCTCTACCACAGCAATACTTCTAGTATCGCTGGTAAAATCTGATATCAAACGCACTTCACCGTCATTGTCAGTCCCGGACGTATCATTGACGATATATAACCAGGCCCCATTCCAAAAGTCATCTGCCTGTCTTAATCTGTTGGTGTCTATAAGCTCGTTGGTACCACCATCGGTTGCTGTTGAGGATGCACCTATACGTAAAGCAAAATCCATATTGGTACGACGTGCTATCTCTTGTCTTAGTGCAGCTCGTGTACTGGTAGGTTCTGCCATACTATACTCTAGATGCTACTGGCATAATTTCGCTTTTGATACCATACTTCTGATCAATAGCTTGCATGCCACGCGATATTGCTGTGTCCTGTTTAATATTGTCTGCATCCAGTAATTTCTTCTTCTCGGCAAGCACAGCCCTGTCAAGGTCCTGTGATTCCAGGTAATCTACCACTGGACGGGGTACTTCTACTTCAACATTAGGCGGCATTATGTATTGCATACCATTTAAACTTACCACCTCTGCCTCCATTACTAAACCTTGCGGGGTGGTAATAGGCCTACCAGGTCGAGTGATCTTTACTTTAGGAGCATTCTTCATAAAAGCTTTCTTTTGCATATCGTCTACATTTCTATTAGCACGTATCGATTGTGTCATCTGCTGTACCTGTTGCATTGTTTCAGCCTGTGATTGTGCTCTTACATCTGCTGACACATTCTCAGAACGGTCACGCCACATGTTCTCGTACTTAGCACGATTGTCTTCAAAAGTTTTAGCGAATGTCTCCATCTCTGCAGTACGTTCTTTTAGTTTAGACATCTCATCTGACATACGTTGCGCATTCTTATCGACCTTCGACACCTTTTCGATTAAAGAATCTTGTCCACGCAACAGTCTTTGTAACTGTAATGCTATCTCTAAAGCCTCGCTATCGCCCATCTCTAGGAAACTATCATCCTTGAGAGCTTTGACTGCAACATGTTCCTGTGAAATTATTGTCATTGTGTATCCCTCCTTGCGAGGGCATCAACATCTCAGATGATGCCCCGAAGGTTATTCTATTGTTTGTTGAGTAACTTAGTTACCAACGACAACGATCTGTACTATCAAAGGTCCTGTACTTGCGGTACCCGGAACCTCATCAACATCGAGGTCGAACTGTGCGCCTTCAGAGAACAGTGCTGTTCCATCACTGTTGAAGTCGCTACGACCAATAACAGCACTTGAACCATCAGAAGCAGAATACAATATCTGAAGAGTATCTGCTGCCCACAAGTTGTTAGAACCGTTAGCAATCATTACTTCGGTTGCACCAGAACTTCCACCAGTAGCGGTGAGAGTCATCTGTACGCTTTCGATGTAACCATCAAACGGCATTCTACAACTTTGCCAAGTGTCGCCAGTTGCCAGTGCTTGTGCTGCCTGAGTGCCAATGGCAATCATAGATAGAGTTGCCCATTTTCCAGAATGATTATAGCTCATGATTTATTCCCCTATGCATCCGTAAATTCATTAGCATGTTCAAGGCTGATAATCCAGCTTGCGTTTAGCATAGCTGTATCATGAGCCGCTTTCCATGCTACTGTTCCACGTTGGTTTAGTGGATCTTCTGCACCACCAGAACCTAAAGGTTTCACGATCAAATCAACTGGAGCAAGTGAGCGACCCTTGCCAGTATTTACGGCAAAGGGATCGTTTCCGGCCCCATCCACATCACGTGGATCTATGTTACCAACACCAACCACACCATATGCCTCACGTCCGATGAACAAGGCAATGTAAACATCTGCACTACCGGTACCACCATCTGCATACTCACGGGCATTACCAGAAATGTAGATGTCTACATTCAAGAATGTGCCCATAAAGCCTGTGCGCATTGGGTTACTGTCGTTGTCACGTGGTGAAGCGTGAAGGAACGTATTAACGAACCTGTCTGTATTCATAAGTGTCGCATAACTATGCGGATGCAATATGCAAGCATATCGCGCACCATCAACAGGAAGTGCACTGTTTGCCATCAGGACCGCAACGGCCTTGAGGAAATCAATGTACGAGATCTTGTCATTGGTGGAGTCTATATTTGTCCGGGCAGTAGCCGCACCAGCGAAACGCGTGGTAGGCGAAGAGCCCAGTAGGTCTTCACGAATAAGTGTGTCAATTGCCAATCCTGCATGTTCGCCTAGAACATTAGAGAACTCGGAGACAATCGGATCATACGATGTCATCTCAAGTTCATCTGTGTGCTGTAGGTACGAACCATAGAACGCAGGTGTTGCAGTAACAGTTGAAACAGAAGTGCTCTCGCTTTCAGGAGTCACGCCTTCACTAAGAGCGGAAGGTCCGCCTGCAGCTACAGTAATAGCACCGAATTTACGCCATTCGAGGCTACCGTAACCGGAAGCATTGGCCTTCTCGCCGAAGCGGCCATGAATCAAGCGGGGCACTGCCCGCATCAACAGTCGTCGCAAATATTGGGTTTTGACAGAATCACTCAGAGTACTTTGAGTCTGAGTTGCCATAGTTTATATCTCCCAAAAATTTATTTATCGTGGCATTTGATCGGACGATATTTGTCCTCTCTCTGCCTTCTTATAGATGGCATCCCATTCCTCGTAAGGAATGTCGTTCCATCTTTTTTGTCCGGGACTTGCTCCCTGTGGTACCGCAGTGGTAACTTGGGGAGGTTGTACCCGATTGTTTTGTGGCTGTTCTGGCTGTGCCACAGCTTCTTGCTGTGGTGCCTGCCGTGCAGCCTTCAATTGGGTATTTGTCCATCTTAGTGCAGAGTGTTGCATATTCTCTATTGAAGAACTATCTAACACGTTAGACGGAACACCCATTTGACCATAATAGGCACGCCATTGTTGCATTGCGTCTGAATATTCTGCCCTATACTGGGCATCTTGTACCTGTGTTTGAGCTTCTTCCGCTCTCTGACGGTACACATCCCGTTCATACGCAACCTTCTCAGTTTCAGACATGTCCGACATTTGCATATTTTCTACAGTGCGCGATAGCTCTTCTCGCTCTGTACCCCACTGCTGTTCCCGTTCTCGTAAAGCACGGTCCGAGGCAGAGAGTTGAGTCCTAGCTCTATCAAGCTGGGTTTGCATCTGGCGAACCTGAGTCTGTAAACGTCCTGCATCAACGGCTTCTGACTGTGGCTCTCCAGTGCTACCGGGGCTTCTTTGCGCCGGTGTGGCTGTGGGAGATGCTCCCGCTTGCGCGGCAGGATCTGCCCCTTCTGATTGTGCTCCCTGTGGTATATACTTTACACCACTTGTGGCAGGACTTTCAGAAGTTTGTTGAGTCAATCCTTCAGGCATAATTGCCCTCCTATTCTGTTGTTAAAACTACTGTTCATACAGTGAACATTATACAGGAATTATTCATGTATAGCAAGCACTCACGACCTTTGTGGGGTAAATGTATCTTCCCTACCACCGGGTGTCACTGGCATTTCAGGGGATACAGTATCCGTGCTTGCACCCTCCCTGTTCCAAATCCAATCATCTTCTTCTTTAGTGATATCTCCCAATACTGAACGTGCCAAATCCCTGAGTTGCTTCAAGAACGTCTCATATGGAGAATAAGATGCTACTCTCTGGTGTAATTTCTTCAGGTATTCTTCTGTTGTATCACTGACTTTACCAGCCAACAACTCTTCTAATGCTAATTGTGATACTTCTAACGTAGGCCATTGCCCTGGAGTCTGAGGCCTTTCTAAACCTTGAATGATCTTGCTGATACTAACACCTTTATAGCTATCTAAGGCTGCTGATGGTGCAAAGGAATGTCTCCAGTTTTCACCACCAAATGTTACTGTGGAACCAACTCCGGAGTAACCAGAGATAGACGATCTAGCTGTTTCAGTACCATGATATACATCAGGGTCAAAGAATTTTTGCCACGCTGGATGTTGTTCCCCCCAAGCATCTTTCATCGTCCAACCATCTTGTAACCGTTGCCACAGACCGGGGTTTTCTTTACGCCAGTCCAACTGCTCAGACCTAGTTTTATTGTAATACAATGCATTCAACCCATCCCAATTAGGACCATATTCAAGTTCTCTATACCTATTGAATTGATCATTCAATTGTTCTGCCAGCACCCATTCCTCCAACTCCTCGTCTGTGGGTGCCTGTAAGTCTAAAACTAGAGATACCTCACGCATTGCATTATAAAAATCTGTCCAGAATTTATCGGACCAGTATGTAAACAAACCTTGAGCACTTGATGTACGTTTTCGACTGGGATCCAAGAAGTCCCCCAATACCTCAGTCCATTCAGTACCATCCCTTTCGTCAATTTTTTCTAAGGTATCATAGAATTCTGATTTAGCACCTCGTGGTCCAACCCAGCCATACCACTTATATACTTCATTGGCCGCTTTTTGCCTTGCAGTAGCTTGCATCTCACTTCTTTCTTCTCTTGTAGCTACACCAGAACCATATCTATGTAAAGCAATTTGTTCGTCTGACCACTTGTCACCATAAATTGTTCTTATCCAACCAGTAAGATCAACTGTACTAGGCCCACCAGGATATTTCTCTATCCAAGCCCGCTCAAGCTGTTCTCTCTCTGACCCTTCAGCTTCGTTAAGACCACCTGCATCAATGGTGTCATAAAATGCTCCAGCATAATTATCAAGCCATACTCTATTGAGTGCATCATCCAATGAGTCACCATCAATGTCCCACTTGTTCCATTCGGCTGATGTTGCCATTGCCAATAAAGCTTTCTTGACCTCTATTCTCTTACCTAGTACTGATTCAAAGATTGTTTCTGGTACAGGCTCTCCTTTCGCATCTAACAATACATTGCCTGCTTCATCTTTCTGGTATAAAGGTTGACCCTCATAATCTTTCAAAGGCTCCAATAGTTTCTCGCCAGCTAACTCCATAAACAAGCGGTCAATATTTAGTTTACCTATATTTGGTATGTCATCTTCCCATTCCACAATACTATTCTGGAATTGAGTCCAATCCTGCTCTTCTCTATTCCAGTTGAAAGGCCTACCCTCACCCACAATTTTCATCCATTTATCTACGACATGCTCTCGTATAGTTTCGTCGTTCTTATTGTATGGACCCCATTGGTACACAACATCAGGGAATGACTTCAAAATAGATTTCTGTATTTCTTCATAGTCCTGATAAATCTCTTCTTTCGCCTCCCAGGGTGAGCCGATAGGTAATTCCGACAGCCTAATTTCTAACATCCTTCTGTTAGCTCCTTCTCGTGCTATCTTGGCCGCCATTTGTTGTTGATATGCAATGTTCTTCGAGACCTCATCCCATCGTGCTTGGCCATACAATTGCTTACCATCTTCATCAGTTACCCAACTGATGTCTTTGTATAAACCATAGGTCAATCCATCTGCTGTGTTATAACGGTAATCCTTATAAAACTCTTCATAGTTCGCATCTAAAGATATTTGTCTACGTAATCGACCAACTTCATCCCGGGCCTCATACAATGCTGCTTCGCCCTTATGAAACTTCTTTCCATACGTACCAGATAAGTATCCTACTATCCTAGCAAAATAATCAGTTTGCTCTAGCTCTTGTCTGGCCGTACTCCATCTCTCGCCAGTACGTAGTAAGATGGCCATCTCCGCTTCTTTCACTTTCTCCTGCTTGCCAAGTTCATGCA